TCCAAACAAGCCGCACAAATCAAAAGTCCAACTCCCCCCCCTCCCTCCTCCACAACCTGCGCAGCGTGCTGCCGCACTGGCTCCAACGGTCTGGAAGCCACTGCCAGTTAATATGCTGGGCTGGGAGGATAGTTGGCTTGCACCAGTTCAACCCATTGCGGGCCTCCCCGCAATCACTCCTGCTGTACGGGTTGACGACAACATTGCAGTCGTCACAGACATGCCAATCGAGGACGGTGATGGTCCTCCGTCAACCGTGAAGGAAGAAGTTAAGGAGCATGCGCGTCTTGCCGCAGACGTCACACTCGATGACGTTTATCAGTGGCACCGCGATCATGGCACCGAGACGCCCTTCCCCAAACATTGGTATGCTGTGGAGGCTGGCAAACAGCCTAAGAAGCGTCGTGAGAATCTCAAGGCATGCCGAGCCTGTGGAAGTCAAGAGCACCTCTACAAGGAATGCCCCACGCGCTTCAAAGGACCGTCTGGTAATTTTGTGGACCCCGATGGCCCAGGACCTGATCCTGGGGATGGTGGGGATGATGAGCCCGAACCCGAGCCTGAGCCTGTTGACCCTAAAATTGAGGCTCAGGCTAAACTCACTAAGGCCATCAACCTCCTTGATGATTACATCATGGCACAGTGTCGTCTCATGACACACTGGCGACCAGTTGATCTTGGCATTTTCAAGCAAGCCGTTTACCGCTATGCTGATAAAGAGCAGATCTTTTCTCTCTATGCCCAGCTCGACTATGGTCTTGCTACCATTTATATCGACCAACGTATTGCAACCCTTCGTCGTAGGGATGTGTTCGCCGAGCGAGCAAGTTTGCATACTGTTGCGCAGTCCCACCCAGACGACCCTGCACTCAACACTCACTTCCCTGACTGGTTCCGCGAAGATGCGAAAACCATGGAGATTGACGTTAAGGATGATGACCCGCATGTTTGCGCTTTCGCCGAAGGGCTTCGCCTTGCCCCACCTGCTGGTGGTTGGGCACTTCGACGTAAGCTGCGATGGGTCACACCATGTGAACAAGTCGCCATTCTCCGTGAAGTCCCGGTTGCTTCCATAAGGCCTAATCCACCTTCGATGGATAGTTCCCTTTCATGGACCAACCTGGCTGGCCGCATCACCCGCGCTGTTGGTAGCGCGGTCGCCGAGGAATCCGGCAAAGCCATAGCAGCTAAGGCTGCGTTCTTGGGTATGCACATGCTACTGCCTATTGTTGCGTGGCCAGCACTTTTCGCTGCTAGTGCCGCTGCAACAGCAGCTAGTGCTTACATCGCCTACCAGGAAACGCATCTCACACCCCAGACCCTTGTTCGTGCGGCTGCTCAGA